TCCTTGTACTTCTCGATCTTGCCAACCTTACCAACGCGAGGCGGAAGTAGTTGGATGGCGTTCTTGACTGCTTTCTGTCCATGATCATCACTGTCAAAACACAGAATGATCTCTTCAAATTTCAGTAGCCAATCGAGATTACTCCTGATTGATTTCTCCGCAGAGTCAGCGCCATTCGGTAGCGAGACGCACGGCCAACTCTTCCTGGTTGCTGCGTAGCTAAGGCAGTCGTACTCACCTTCAAAGATAACCAGCAGCTTGCCACCACTCCACTTCTCCTGCCCGAGAAACGTATGGTCAGGATTGGTTCCATGCTGGACAAAGTTCTTGTTTGGCTTACGAATCTTGTAGCCAGTAAGACGACGTTCCTTGTCGTAGATGGGCCAGAAGTAAGCCTCACTGTCGCCATAGGTACCTTTGAAATATCCAAAGAGCTTGCACGTCTCCTCTGGAATACTCCGACTTGGTATGGCGTGGTAAGAGCCAATAAGCGGTTCGATCTCAGTGTGCGGATCATGAGTGGCAAAGGTGGACATCGTGAAGGAAGTGGAAGAACCGGAAACGTGATAGGTACAACCTGGGGTGAAGCAGTGCTCACCACCGTCGTCATACAAAGCAACGTTGTCGCGTGAGCCACACTTGGGGCAGTTCAATCTGCGAACAACGCGGGACATAAAAAGAGACCTCCAGGGCGGTTCTGTGCCCCAGAGGTCTCGGTGTCCTTTCACTTGTCCGGCAAAATCATAGCATCGCTACGACCAGCTAGACGGGATGATCGGACCCTCACACCAGGGCACACTGTACTTGTCACACCAACGGGCGTAGGTCATACTCCCTGTTTTGGTGAGCTTTTGATGCGGTTTTTGTAGGACCATTCGAATATCAACTGATGGATGCTGCTCTTTGAACAGCTTGATCAGTCTCCTGTCCTCCGCATCGAAGTAACCCTTTACCTCAAGCACTACCCCATTACTGAGAACGAAGTCAGGGGTGTAGCTACGAGGGATGAGCAAGTCGTACTTGTACTGCTCATACTCCCAGCTAACCCCCGATGCGTTGAGGTGATCAGCTACTTTGCCTTCAAAGCCCGAACGAAACCCGTCTGCTTGGCGTTTGCCGTACTTATGGAATCGTCGGGCCACTTACTCAAAAGTCAGGATCTTCGCCAGACACAGTAGCAAGTTCTTTCAGGTTTGGTTTGGATTGCTTGAACCCAGATTGCTTGCTGAAAGCTTTGGCAATATCAAAATCACCACGGTCTTCACCAGCACCAGTCACAGCCTTGAGTACCTGAATACCCTTGGGGCACAGCCGAAGACCACCACGAGGCGCCTTACGAGGGATGTACATCGGCTTGATGGCTACGAGAATCTCAGAGCCCTCACGCAGCTTCAAATCAACAGCAAGGGGCTGCAGTTCACTGTCTACCACAGGCAGAGGAAACTCCCCATAGCTGGGTTTAGCAGTCAGTTTGATTACGGCTGAACCGTCTTGAGACATCTCAAACGGTGCGTCATAAAAACTTTTCTTCCCCGTCTGGTCACGATACCAGGCACATGCTGCGTCATACGCCTCAGAGATCTCTTCAACAATCTCTTCTGCGTCTTGCATAAGAACCTTGATACGGAAGTCACACGGTTCATTGTTGTAGGTAGGGATTTCGTAGAAGCTGGGAATCCAGCCAGTCAACGTGCCTTGAATCTGCACAGGACTCAGTGTCTAAAGGACCCACAGAAGGTACCTGCGGTGCATACGCCAAGAGGACAGCAGGGGACAGCTCTTGAAGTGGCCCCTTTAAGTGGCTCTTTAAGGACCCTCTGAGTACCTTTAAGTACCTTCTTAAAGAGGTTCTTAAAAAGGTCTCTAGCCGTCTCCTTAAAGAGGTACTTAGAGATATTTAAAGAGTCTTTTTTAAAGAGGTCTTTCGCCACTACTTAAAGAACCACTTCATGACTCCTCAAGATCCCAGTCAAGTTCCAGTAACTATGACTGAAGAAGAACTAGCTGAGTTCTTGGATGAAATGTTGGAACGTATTGAAGCTACAGAAGATGACCAACACGATCCTTCTATTTGGGAGCAGAAGTGAAATGTCAGAAGCAGTAACTCTTGATGTTGAAGTTGTGATTGATGAATATGAATATGCTCGTGATCAATACAAGAAGGCTGTAGGTGATCAACAGAAAGACTTTTGGGATGGGTATTTAGCTGCTCTTGAGAGTATTTGTGGTGAGGTTGTGATTAATGAGTGATTGCTACACCGAGGAAGAGCTCAACCAAATGTGTGACAAAGCTGAACTGGATGACCTCACCAACCGCTGTCTCGTGGCGTATTGGGATAACACCCAGTTCAACAACTCTCTGATTGACGCTCCAGAGCGTCTCTACGCCACTTGGACGGTGCTTCTGGGGTGGATGGACCAGGTAGGTACTCAGAGGGCCTTAGAGGTCCTCAGAGAGGCCTCTGGTAAGGTGGATGGTTAACCAAAGGAGTATCAGTCAAAGCCACTATTTGATTCGTCATCTTCGTATAGCGATTCCAACTCACCTTCCTCGTTTAAAAACGCACAACGGCTTTCTCTGATCCTTTGGTACTCATTCTCCAAGAGGTCAGCAAATGCACCGACTAACGATTGGCACATCCCTGCTTCTACTACTGACTTATGAAGGACGGATTGTGCCTCTGCAACAGCAACTACTTTCTCTGCGTCATCCATCCATACCAACTCTCGCTCCTCATCTTCCTCAGAATCCAGAAACTCAAGTGCCTGATTGGCTCGATCTTGTAACACCGCCATTCGTGCCATCAGGAGTGGGACATACTGAGCTGCCACTTGCTTAAGTGGTGCGTAGAACTTCTCCTTGGCGTTAGCTGGGACTAGCATTGCCACCGACACAGCGCTAAAAGCAATTTAAAGGAAATTTAGCTGGTGTCCCGTGGCGTGCCCCGTGGCGTGATAGTAGTTAAGACCGAACCCAGGTCTGGTCTAGTTGATTCTCATTCTCATTCTCATTTGAGACTGTTGATATTGCGAATCATTCTCAACTAGACCTACCCTCCCCCTACCTGCTATTGCAACTCATTCTCAATAACACCTAGATATAAAATAGGGCCCCTGTTTAGGAGCCCTTTTGTTGTAGTTAATTGGCTCTAAGTAGGCCTAGAACAGTAAAGAATACAGGGACAAAGAACAGAAACAAATTGAATAGAAAACTAGATATAGATTCCATAACTTGTCAGGCATCTTCCACTAATCGGTAGAGCTCACAGCCTAGGTATGTCATCGCTGAATTTACGAGACCAGTAGCAAAGTCGTCTGGGTCTTCTACTGTTTGACCTTCTAAAAGTTGCAGCCTTGAGTTGTATCCGTAAGCGTCGCAGAGTTGATCACACCAAGAGAGGACAGATTCTTCGTTTGAGTTATAGAAATTTATGAGATCCTTTGTGTAGCACATATCTATATTTACGAAGTCTGACGTTTGATAATTGCAAAGATCTTCGGGATTGTCGTTGTAATGCTCAACAAACCAAGTGACGCAATTATCTTCTAGGTCGTAGTTATCTTCCAAAATGTAACTTAAAGAGTCATAATCACACTTCACCAGCTCACGTTTGCAGAGATCCCTATAAATATCTTTTGCATTATCTGAGAGAGATTGCCAATCAAACGACGGACTAGGTTTAAAGATACTCAAGGCCTTACACAGCTTTGTGTAGCCTTCACTAAACATTCCCGAGTGATGCTCACTCCAGAACAAATAGTGAGCGGATGCTATGTCGAAACGGTCAAAGGTTGCGGAGGTCATCGGAAAGTTCCTCGGTGTTGGTTTGGTTGTAGTCGTTGTCTGCTAGCTCCTGTTCATACTCCCAGCGTGCTAACTGTTCTTGTTCCCATTGGTAGTAGTAGTAAAAGGCGCTGTTCATTGGTTTACTTGTTGGGTGCCGCTGTTGGTTGTTGTGATGCTTGCTAGCTGTTGAACTGCCATAAAAGACAGGGAACCGATAGCAAGACAGGAAAAGAGGAATATTTTCATTAGTACAGCTGGCTGATTGTAATTTCGTTGCCATCTTGATCTACACATCGGTAGCCAAGACCTGCAAAAGTTCCTAAATCTCCAGGGAGTAAGGTCTTCGACTTAGCCAAACGAACTAGCAAGATGGCTGTTTGATCTACCGGGTAAGCTCTGAACCTGCCGTAGCTTGTTTCTACTTTGAAACGTAGGTCTGTCATCATTGCTCCACCTCAGCACTCAAAAGAAACCCTCTGGAGTAGACATCAACGATCCCAAAAGGGTAGTGATCCTGCCACTTATCAAGCTGATTGTCGGCCTGTTGATAAGTATCAAAACAATCAAGCACCTTTAAAGTGCCGTGATCTGTCATTAGACAGATGTTCCAAGGTTCAAAAGACATAGGACGTAGAACGTGAAAGGGACTAGGCGAAACCTCTCGGCTCGCTTGAGGCTACCCTACAGCCTGTCAGGGTTAAGGCTAGGGATCCTGTTGTGAATCGTTACAAACCCTGAGAGGCCTCTAGGAGAGCCAGGAGAGGCCCTGTAGTAGCTCCTAGGTGTCTTGAGTGCTGAGAGGGTATTGAAGGGCTTTCAGAGGCTCCTAGGGCCTAGTTAGGTGTGGCCTTGCGCGCGCGTATATATTCCCCCGCTCCCGATCTCACCAGTCTCATCCCTATCTCATACTGAGTCCGCCTTAGGACCCCCCAATAGCTCTGCAATTGCGACGCATTCTCACTAAGGGCGGCCCTAAAGCCCCCCCAGGGGGTAACGGAGGCGAGGCCAAGCGCTAACTAGTGCTCAAAAATCTGAAGCAAAACCTTTTTACCCCTTGACAAAAAAAAAAGCAGGCCTCAAAGACCTACTTATTCCTGCTTCTGTTCTGGCTAGGACTTTGAATCCTTAGATTGGAGTGCCCATTGTTCTTAGGGTTCCCATCCTTATGGTCTACGTCCTTACCCCTAAGGTCATACCCAGCCTTTTTGAGCTTTTTACGGGCTTTATTACGGCTACTACGGTTCTCCCTTTGCTCTGCTTTGGAGTGGTAGTTGTCGTATTCCTTGCGGTAGTTACGCTCAGCCACAGCTAGACCCAGTTCAGTGCTTTACCAATAGTAGGAAACTCTTTGCAAAAGATTTGTTTAACCTCGTTAGCAATATTCATATGTTCCATTTGAGTCCCATTTTGAGACCGTAGATCAATGTAATGAATCCAACTCCGAACACTACCAGCCATATACATTCGAGTCGGAGTAGCCAAAGGCAATACATCACGAGCACACTCTTTAGCTACACCCATTGAGACCATTTCTCTGTACAGGTCTTGTGCCTCTTCAAAGTGCTGATTAATCCTTCGATAAAAGATTTGAGTTTTATCAGCAGTCAAATCATCAATACTGTTTTGCCTATTGCTGTTGTCTTGTCGTCTGAGGTGAGGAGCTCTAGCAGAACCAAGGAGGTTTGTATCTGCGTATCTCTGGCTGAATTCTTGAAAACTAAACGACCTATGCCTAAGGATTTGAGCAGCAACACTCCTAGTGGTTTCAATTTGTAACACCATATGAACCATCTCAAACGGAGACCAATGCTTGTGGTCTATGAGGTATTGGATAAGTCGTTCTGATCGTTGACCTACGCCTTGATTAACTGGGTTAGAGACTCTAGCCATGTACACCAGCAACTCCTCTGCATCTGGTGTCACAGTGATCAGGGCTACGCTAGCCATTCTCATTAGGTATTTAAAGGCACCTAAGAGTACTACAGAACTCTTTAAGTGGCCTTTAAGTTAACGGCTAGAGACCTCTTTAAGACCACTTTTAAAACTGTCTTAAAAGGTCTTTAAGTACTTTAAAGAAGAGACAGCTAAAGACCTCTTTAAAAAACTCTTTAAGTATCTCTAAGTATCTCTAAATACCTTTAACCACACTCTAAGCACCCCTGTCAAGAGGCCTCTCTTTGTTGTATTTCTTAAAGGGGGTCTCTTTTGGTAAACACTTAGAGGGGTCTTTGGACGTAAGCTCTCTGAGAGGCCCCTAGAAGCCCCTCTAAGGCCCCTCTAGCCCCTTTTAGCTATCTAACCAGTTACAGGACCCTGAAGAGGCATACAGGGCCTTCTGGAGGTCTTCTAGGGAATTAGCGTATCCAATGGCGTCGATTTTCAAACCACCCTCTCCTTGGATGAACCGACGCTCTAGCTCCCACTGTGCCGATTCACGAGCCTGCATAGCTTTCTGCTCTGTTTGAGCCATGGACTCCGTAAAGTACTGAACGGCCATAGCCAGAGCATCGAGTCTGTCGTCATGTCTGAGGCTATTTTTCTCTTTGGTAATCCGAGTGAGCTGAAAGAACAGTTGGTACTGGCTTCTAGTTTCGCTTGGGTAGCTCTCCGTAGAGGCGAGGTCTTGAAGGATTACATCCGTGTCGACCATGAGCCGGTGTTGGTTAAGGACAGGCTCCAAGGTGTCGATGATGCGGAGTTCCTTTTGCTTTGTATGTCGGACCTCTTCAACGCTGCAGGGGTAGATCGTGCCGAGGTAGCGCTTGAGGAGCTCAGAAAACATCCCGAGGCCGAGGTTACTTTCAACCAATATTTGCTTGACCTTGTACTCCTTAGCGATGAGGGCAAGCTTCTTGAGGTTCGGTTCGCTGTAACCACCCCGAAGGCCACCGCTAGCAAGGAGGAAAAGATTACCGTTCAAGTATGCAACTACCGAGTAGCCAAGCTCGTCGCTGCCGCGTCCAGAGGGGTCAACAGCCATGACAACCCCGGTGTATTCAAGAAACTCATCCCCTATTTGGGCAGGTTTGTAGAAAAGATCACCATGAAGGCCGACAGAGGGTAGGTCTAGGGCTTTATCGCCGTTAGCCATCCACACAACCTTATTAGGGCCTTGTTCACGGTTTAAACGGAACACACAAAGGTCTCTGAGCTTGAGAGGAAACCGCTCCTCATCACTCAGTGAAATATCCAGCAGGAACTGGAGGTTAAACGTAGACCGACCAATAGAGAGCTGTCTGGCTTCTAGTTCTTCCCAGTCAAAGCGTCCAGGGTCTACAGGGTGTCCAGCGAGAGAGGAGTCTTTGGCTAGGTCAGCTTTGATCCGAGGTGCAAGGCGATCACCGTAGTAGTCCTTAAATTTCTTGTTAGTGGGGTACAGAGCAGGCCAAATTCTGACTTCATAGCCAGAGACCTCAAGCTTTGCGTAAACACTGTCTTGGGTGTGAGGAGTGCCAAGGAACACGATCTCACCACCGGGTTTGATTACGGAGTCAAACTCTTTGATTGATTCCCGAAGCTTGTCTCGGATCAGTTGGGTTTCGCAGGACTGTGGTGTCTCAACGTCGTCAGCAACGATAAGATCAGCGCGTGAGCCAGTAATCTGACCAAAAATGCCGCTGGAACGTACTGAAGGAGACTGGTCTGGTTTCGCTCCGTAAACGTCAAAAGCAACTTTTGAGAACCGTTGGGTGTCGCTAGGGAACAAGTCTTTGACCATGAACCAGTTTCGGAGCAGGTCATGACAAAAGACGGAGAACGCATCAGCACGGTCCTGAGCTGCAGAGATCACTAGCACCTTACAGTCTGGATCCCGACGTAGCCTCCACAGCACATAGCCAGCCGTAAGGAACGACTTACCGCAGCCCCTGTACGCCATGATGATGCGCCGACTAGGACCCTCCTGAAGGTAGTCAGCTACTTGGTATTGAACCGGTGTAGGGCTAGGCAGCCGGAGGTAATGCCAAAGGTGTGTAGCAAAGACAGGAAAGCTAGCTACAGCATCCTGAATAATTTGTTCAGTTTGTTTTGAAGTCCTTGGCATTGTTGGCCCACTTGAACACTTGGCTCAAGTTATTCTGCAGGATCAAATTCATTTGGATGAAATGCAGCAGATACTTTTCCAGGTCTTCTCGTTTGGCATTTGGAATATCTCGCTTCATACGCTCCACCCGTAGCTGCTGCTCTATGGAGAGATTGAGATTGGGCATAGGCGGTAGTTCGTCCATTGCTCGATTTGCGTAGCTCGCTCCTCACAATAGTCAGGGGTGCCTTGAAACCAAGTTTTCCAGTGAAAGCTACCCTTTTCGTGGTTACAACGCTTACAAGCTGGGACGATGTTGGTTGCTAAATCCTCACCACCTTTAGTTTTGGGGTGAACGTGATCAAGAGTTAGGTCACTGCTTTGAACCCCGCAGTAGGCACATTTACAGCCAAAGGCATCTTTGATTGACTGTCTCCATTGCTTAACCGCTTCACGACGCTGGAGGGCTTGAAGGTTCGCCATAGCAGCCTCAGGGGTCATATAGACAAAGCCCCCGGCAGGCGAACGAATCACCATACCGAGGGCTCTGCTTTGTACATAAAGGAAGGATTAGTTCCTAAGCACTAATATAAGACCTAACTTTCTTCATATCGACTTCTGGCAAAGCAGAAATCATTTCGGAAATAGCAGAAAC